AGAATGACGGTCTGCCCGGACTCCGACCCCTCCGCCGGGAAGTAGGCGATGCACCTGACCTGCACCTCGCCGGTTTCTGGGTAGGCGGGCACCGTGCCGCGCCACTCCGAACCCTTCAGGATCGGGATCGGTTGCGACGAGGGGAACCCGTCGTAGGCGGCGAAGTCCGGGCGGCCGATGACCGTCATAGGCGGATGGTTCAATGCTGCCGCGATCGAAGAGGAACCGTTCGGGTCCTCGCACGGCCAGTACGCGACGAGGCCTTCGGTGTCGCGGAGGCGCCCGCGGTACAGCGCCGAGCCGACTACGTCGGCGCCCTGACCGAGTCTCCGGAGAATCCCAGAGGCCTCGACGGGCACCACAACATCCGTGCCGGACACGTCCCACCGCGGAGGCCACGCCGAGATCTCGCCGATCCATCGGACCTCGCCCTCGACCTTCACCCGGACCGGTGTGTTCCGGTTGATCTGGCCGTACAAGGGCGAGGTCGGATTCCGCGGCGAGTACCGGCCATCGCGGTTGTTCAGCATGAGCGTGCAGCGCCCCGGGTCGGGGCGCGATGCCTCGTCGGCCCGCCCGCGCGTCATGACGATCCCGTCGGCGATGCGAACGTCGCTGGTGATGTCGGTCCACTGGCCACCGACGTAAATCTCGACGGCGACGGCGAGCGGGTCGGCGGGGAACGCCATACCTACCTACCTTCCGAACGCCATTTGCACGTTGCCGCGGCCCTCGACGCGGACGATCTTCCGAAGAAGCCGGGTGAGTTCCTTGTCAGCGCCGTCGGCGACCAGGCGGACGGTCACCTCACTTCGGCCGCGGCCCGCTTGAGCGCCAGCCGCGCGCGCGGCGAGCCCGCCGAGCGGCTGCACCACCGCCGGGCGCTCCGGCTGCACGAGGTCGGCGAGCGCCCGGTTCATCGCTGGCGCCGCCTGCATGGCGCCCTCGACGATGCCGGGCGGGATCCATCGGCCGACCTCGCGCGCCATGACCCGCGACGGCGAGGCGATGCCCAGGGCCTTCGCGATCGGGCCCGGGATAAGGCTTCGCGCCCACCCGATCAGCGTCGAGCGCAGCCACGAACCCATCGACTTGATGCCGTTCCACAGACCGGTCACGACCGACCGACCGGCGCCGACGAGCAAGTTTCCCAGGTTGCCAATGGCGGACTTGATCCGCCCAGGCAAGCCGCGGACCCACGCGACCATGCTTTGGAACTTGCTCACGGCGGCGTTGCGGGCGCCCTGCACCCAGCGGCCGATCATGCCCGGTAGCTGGCCGAACCAGTTGATGATGCCTTTGATCGTGTTGACCGCGGCCCGGATTCCGTTCGCGACGAAGTTCCAGGCCTTGGGCACGTTTACCGAGAGCCAATTGATGGCGCCGGACAGAACACCCATGATCGTGCCCACAAGCCCGACGATGATGCCGATGATCCCGGACACGATCGGCGTGATGAACCGCAGCGCCGGAACCAAGACCGACACGATCACGCCCGCCAGCGTCGAGAGCAGCCCGGCGAGCGACGGGATGATCGGGATCAAGCCGGTCACGATGGCCACGATCAGCTCACCGACCGGCGGCAGAAGCGGTGTGATGGCCTGGACCACCTGAAGCAAGGCCGGTCCAAGGGCTCCTGCGAGTTGCTGCACGAGCTGGCCCACCATCGGAGTCAGCGGAGCGATCGCGGTGAGCAGCGCTTTGAACAGCGGGAGCACGGCCGCCGAGATCGAGCCGAGCGCCTGGAGGAGCCCGGTCAGCGCCTCTTGCCCCTGCGCACTCGCGAGGAACTCGCGGACCATGCCGGTTACCTGCGTGAGCGTCGAGAGCACCCCGGCGCCGGTCTCCTGTATCGGCCGGAAGATCTCGACGAGAATCCCGCCGATGTTGCCCAGGATCGCGGCGAGCTGGCTCAGCACGCCGAAGGCCGCGTTGACCCAGCCGAGCGCCTGCCCCGAGCTCGTCACCCGGTCGAGGAACGTCGCGAACTTGTCGATGACACGGCCGATGGCGCCGCCCACGTTGTCGAAGGCGGGCAGCGTCGAGGCGGTGAAGTTCCGGATCGCGGTGACGAGCCGGAGCACGCTCCCGCTGGTCTGCGAGACGATCCCGCGGAGGCGCGAGAAGACGCCCTCGACGAGCCCGACCGTCTGCGCCGAGCTGGCGATGCCGAGCAGCCCCTTGCCGAACTTGCCGAACTCGGCGGCGACGCCCGTCATGCCGGTCTTCAGCGGGCCCATCAGGGCGTTCGCCGTCGCCGCGATCTCGCCGCGGAGCGGGGCGAACATGGCGCTCTGGACTGAGTTCTTCAGGTCATCGAACGCTGGCTTGAGCGTCCGGACCTCTTTCGCCACCCGCTGAACGGCGGGCGTCATCTCCTCTAGCGCCTTATTGAAGGCCTCAGCGTCGTCACTCAGCGCTGAGGAGATGGCGTCGTCCACGCCGGAGAACGCGACCTTCAGCGTGGCCAGCGCGCCACCCGCCAGAGCCGCGGCGCCCGGCACCGCGGCGACGATGCCCACGGCGGGCGCGAGCGCGGCCGTGAGCCCGACCGCGGCATGCGCCGACGAGGCGATACCCGCGACCAGCGGGGCGAACTTCGCGGCCGACTGGACGCCCCGGCCGAGAGACTCCATCGACGAGGACAGCGCCCGGACGGCGACCGCGTCGCGGCCCAAAACCCTCGCGAGGTTCGACTTCGCGAGCACGTTGAAGACGAGCGAGGTGTCCGCCACGGGTTCACCTCGCTCTCTTCGGTTCTCAGTCAGCCCCGGGCGGCTTCCTCAGCGCGCCGGTTCTGCTCGTCGATGTACTCGAAACACAAGAGGAGCTCCTCGACCGTGAGGAGCTCCCGCTGTTCCCATGGGCGGATGCCCAGGACTTCAGAGATCGCTAGCGAGTAGCGGAGGCGCTTCGCTTCGAGCTCGCTTTTCCCTCGCCCTCGCCGCCACCTTCGCGCTCGCGCGCCTCGTCGATGGCCATGTCGAGCGCGGAAAGCACCTGTTCCCGCTGGTCCGGCGGCAGCTTCGCCCTCACGGCACGCTCCCGGATCTCCTCGAGCTCGGCGCGCGTGTGCTCGACGACGACCTCACCGGCGAAGAAGTCCGGCGTGTCCTCGTAGCGAAGCGTCGGGTGATCCCGCCGCAACAGGTGCCACAGCAGCACCCGGCGGGCGCGCATCTGGCCGGACTGCACGTTCAGCAGCCACGCGTCCCAGCTTTCGCCCGCCCGGCGCTCGATGGCTTCGGCCTCGGAGGCGCGGACGCGCTTCGGGTCGAAGTCCCAGACCTGTTCGGCGCCTCCCTCTGGCGTGTACGTAACCCTCATGGAAACCCCCTCTCAGACCCGGGTCGAGATCCTCCGGGCCGTGTCCTTCATCGCTCGGCGGACCGCACGCTTGAACTCGGCGCGCCGCTTGACGAGCGGGTCGTCGAAGTAGTGCGGCTTACCGATCTGCGTGACCCACACGTCACGCCCATAGACGCGGTGACGCCACCCCTTGGGCGAGTTGAGCCGTTTCGGCGCGTTGGCGAAGTTCCGGACCGCCGGTGTCTTGCGGGCTCGGACGCGCACGCCGACGGCGCGCCCGGACAGCTTCGCCTCCGGCCGGATACGCTTCGTCACCGCGCGCCGGAGCGACTCACCGTGAACCGGGATCCCGCTAGTCGGGATCGACATCACGCCCGCCTTGATCTCGACGATGGCGGGCTTGATCGGTTCCTTCAGGTTCTTGATCAGATCCTTCCGGATGGCCTTCCCGTCGGCTTCCTTCCGAAGGGCGCGGCCCAGTCTCAGAAGTTTCTCCTGATCTCCGGTGAGCCGGACCTTTACGGCCATCAGCTCGTGGCGCGGGTGATCGCGCCGGAGGTCGGGAAGGTGACCTCGACTTCAGCCACGTCGCCGACGCTGCCCGCGAGCGGCTTCCACTCCTTGACCAGCACGTTCCCGGAGTAGGACGGGTTGTCCGCCCCGACCGGCCCGCTGTCCGCCCGGACCTCGAAGGTCTGGGGCGTGCGGGTGAGGAACAGCGGCCACATGATCGAGTCGATCTGGGACGCGGCGACATCCTGCTTAAACGTCAGGGCGAGCGAACCGGAGGCGAGCCCGCCGAGGACGGCCTTCCACCCGCTATCGCCGAAGGTCGTGACGTCTTGCTCGTCGATCTCTGCGGTGAGCTCGATCTTCGAACAGAAGTCCGACAAGTCGTTTCCGCCGATGGCCACGTACGAGGCCAACAGCACCATCTTCGCCATAGCACTTCCCTCCTACGCGACGCCAACGGCGACGACGAACAGGAACGATGGGTTGGACCCGGTGATGTCCCAGGTCACCCGCCAGTAGGTGTCGGTCACCGGGCCGTCCACGGTCACGACCTGGGACCCGGCGCCCGACGCTGCCGAGAACGACGCTTGGGTCGTCGGCGAGGTGAACGTGTTGTCGGCCGACGACTCGACCTCGACCGTGAGCGACGGCGTCGAACCGGCGACGCTCAGCACGTGCAGCACGGCGACGAGCTTTTGGTCGGCCGACAGCGCGCCGACCTGAACCTCATCCCCGTCGCCGTCGGTGGTGCGTGCCACGCCCGGCGGATGCAGCACGGTGCCGCGCACGAGCAGGTTCGAGCCCGCCGCTTCGCCCTCCCAGGGCATCGCCTCACCGACGGCGTCGCCGATGGCGTACGAGGTCGTCAGGCCGTGCGTCAGGTAGGCCAGTTCGCCGACGGCGGCCGTGTCCGGGCACACGGTCCACGGGATAGGCTCGCGGCCGTTGACCGCGGCCCACATCTCGCCATCGACCTTGCCGTCGCCCGCCTCCCAGAACCCGGAGGCGCTGATGGTGGTCGAGGCGAGCCCGCCGATGCTCGCCTTCCACCCGCCGTCGGCGAAGGTGGTGACGTCTTTGTCTTCGACCTCGCACCCGAGCTCGACCTGATTCGAGGCGCTCGTGAGGTCGGTCCCGCCCGCGAAGATACGGGCGTTGAGCAGCACGAATTTGCTCATGAGTTCCCCCCGATCACGCGGACGATGATCTCGGCGCCGTAGTAGTAGACCTCGCCGACCTGGTACATGCGGTAGGCCTGCACGCGCTGTACGTGCAGGTCGTCGCAGAGCCCGTCGAGCGCCGGTTGCCCGGGCGCGCCACGGGCCGACTCGATAGCGGCCTTAATCGAGTACTGGCCTGAACCGGCCAAGTAGCGGTCTAGCGCTTCCTGACCCGCCCGGTCATCGGAGCGCCCCGTGAGCACGCGGCACGTGATCGTCAGTTCATCCATGCCGCGGCGGAACGTGCGGTCGAAGTCGATCTCGACCTCGCCGACGTAGAAGCACGGTTCGGGCACGGAGTCCGGCAGGTAGCCGAAGCAGTTCAGCGACGGAATCGCGTCCCGGACCACGTCGGCGAGCGCCTTCCGGACGGCGCCGATGTCCATCACGCACCTCCGAAGCCGGTCAGGCGGAACGGCTCGACGAGCGCGCGGACATCCGGGTCGAGGCTGGGAACCCTGACAAGGCCCCACTCAGCCGAGCCCGCCACGCCCTCCGGCGAGTCCTTCCGCCGGTACAGCCGCGACGCTTGCAGTAGCGTCGCCTGCACGATCTGGGCGGGAACTTCCGGCCATCCCCACACCGCGGTGACGCGCACCTTCCCGACGCTCGACCAGAACGGCCGCACGAGCCCGGTGACCGGACGGCCGCGCGCGATCGCGTTGTCCGGCGCCGTCTCATACCCGGTGATCTCGGTCCAGTCGTCCGGCCCGCCGGTCTCCACCTTGAAGCCGTCGAGGTCGGCGACGTCGTCGATCATCAGGAGGTGCGTGCAGTCCTCTTGCCGGACCACTCGGCCGCGAACGGAGAACACCCGCGGAGAGGGTTCCTCGTCGCGGCCGAAGGTCCTGCCGCACCGCTCGTCGATACTGGCGCCCGCCGCCTCGATAGCCTGGCTCAGCAGCACGTCACGGTCAGAGTCGGTGATGCCGAGCGCCGCCTTCAGCGTCGCCAGATCGACATACATGACTCACTCCGTGGTCGGCTTCCGGCGACCGCCCCGGCGGGACCCCGGGCGGGCGGTCGCTTCCTCGACCGGCGACTCGACGGCGACCGGAGGCGCCTGCCGTCGGCCGCGTACGAGCGTCGGTTCCGTGCTGAACAGGTCCGGGCGCTCAAGCACTAGCGGCGCCCGGGCGTCCCACACGTCGCCGCGGCTCAGCGGAGACTGACCGCCGGACCACACGACGACGCAATCGGTCTTCGCGTAGACGACTTCACTCACGTCAGGACTCCTCACCGGGAAGCTGAACCATCGGGACGCGCCCGCCGGGCGCCATGAGCACGAGCCCGGTGACCGCGGCCGTCTGGTCAGCCGCTTCGGCGGCCGTCAGCACGAGCCGGAGGAACCGAGCCTCGCCCTTGTAGCCGATGACGTGCACCGTCTCGGCGTTGCCGGTGGTCACCGTCGGGATTTCCCCGACCAGGAGCCCGGAGGATACGTCGGTCCACGAGCTACCGTCGGCGCTCGACTGGAGCTTCAGTTCACCGTCATAGGACGCGGTGACCTCGCCAAGCACGACGACGACCATCGATTCGGTGAAGCGGGCGCCGCCCTCCATCCGATCGACGGCCTCGCCATTGAACGTGCCATTGTCGGCGTAGGTGTCCGGGCCCAGTGAGACCCGGACAGCCACGTCGTCGTAGATGCTGCGCATCGTCGATCAGCTCGTCTTGTTCTGGAGCAGACGGAAGCCGGAGTCGTTGATGCTGT